AAAGGCTTCTGCCGCAATGGGATAATGCCCCGCCGGCTTTTAAGCAATCTGGCGGCATCCACGGCCTGATGTGGGACGGCTTCAAGAAAGTTCTTGACGCTCCAAAGCGCGACTAGCGGAGACACCATGACCAAGGCAGCAGAGAACATCCCGTATTTTATCACGAGCGCATCAACCTTTACCACCCTCGCGCCGCCTAAGCCTGTCTGGAGGGTGAGAGTAGCTGAAGGGGTGTACTGGAATCATGCCGGCGATAAGCGCCCTCCCAATACCTTCCATCGGCTGATGCATAGGCTCGTCTTCGGCTTCAAATGGGAGCGCATCAAGTGACCAAGGCAGCTACCCGGCTCAAGAAAAAGCCAGAGTTCGTTTCCCAGCATATCGAGATCGGTATGGCTGAGATCCAGAACCCGGAATGGTCACGCGCCCATGATGGGGCAAAGGCCAATGTCCGCTATATCCAGCAGCCCATCAACATTCGCGAGAGTGCCATCACCACGCTTGCAGCAAAGGGCGTGATCGATGAGGCGCAGACAGCAGCGGCCGATAGGTTTCGCGCATTGTGGGAGCGCATGGGTGGTGCCGGTGCGGGCGCTCTGGACTATTCCAAGGAACCCGTAGACGGCGGCGGCATTGTTGAGCCGATCACCGTTCGCCAACTCGAAGCGGGCAGGGAACTGAAATCAGCTCGCGATGCGTTGCTCAGGGCTCATGGCGAATATGCTTATCGCCTGGTCGGCTATATTGCAGGGCAGGGGATGTCCATTCATGAGCTGACGCAGACGCGCCGACAGAGGGACACCATGACCGATAATCTACGCTCATACCTCGATGTCCTTGCCGTTCTGTGGAAATTTTCGACGCGATAAATTTCTGAGGCTTGACAACCGCGCGCGCGAGATGATAGGTTCGTCGTACTGGCGGTAATGTTGCCAGCAATCCATCAAATCACAGGTCGGGCTCAGGTGAGGGAAGGGGTTAATGGCCCCCTCAAGGTTCGAGTCCTTTGGTACCGGCGGTTCGAGCCCGCCCCCGGCCTCCAGTTTGCAGGTACTCGGGCTTCGCTGCAATCAGCATAGCTTACGGATTAAGCGCCGGACACTCGGCCGCCTGCAATCAATCAGGACGGCAGCGAATTGAATTCGCGCCAGCTCCCCGGACTACAACGGGATTAAGTTGCCCGCTCTGGTCTCAGCGCACCGGCTGTCGGGGCAAATATGCCGGATGCCGTTCTGACAGGAATTCCACACAAATGTGGAGCGCAGTGCATGCCAGAACCACGGCAGATAACCGAGATAGCCGAGCGAGAGGCGGCGCTGTTCAAATCGGAGCAGGCGGCTCGGTTCCTGGAATGTGCCATCAATCTCTGTGCTGAGAGCATGCCGATGGCAGCAGTGCTTAAGCTCCTGGAAGACCACGCCGAAATCATTCGGATGTACGGCTGATGTCCATCCTCTCCGCATTCATTCGCCTCTTTCGAAGGAAGAACCCAATGGCCCAGGTTGATTTCGCAGACCTCAATACGCAGCTCGCCGCGCTCACGGAAAACGTCGGCAAACTCGCCAGCGCTATCGGCGCCCCGACCGACGCGGAACAGCGCATTGCCCAGCTTGAGGCTGAACTTGCGCAGGCGCAGGCCGACGCTGCCGCTAAGCAAGCGGATCTCGACGCATCGCAGGCGGCCGAGGCAGACCTCGCGGCGAAGTTCAAAGCCCAGAACGACGCTATCGCAGCGCTGCTGCCGCCTGCCGCTTAATCGCGGACCTCACGCCGATGGCCAAGATCACCTATTCCGCCAAGAAGGCGTCTCAAGGCAAGGACATCGGCAAAAAAGGGAAGAACTTCTCCAAAATCGCCGAGAAGGCAGGCAAGAAATATGGCTCGCCTGAAGCCGGCAAACGCGTGGCCGGCGCAATCCTCAACATGCTGCGGAACAGGGCCAAGTAGGGCCAAATTCTCTACAACTGAAAAGGTGAACGGCCATGGGCGCATTGCCTTCCGGCGTGTCGCGGGATTCCGTCCGCGCGGTCTATGAAGCGCTGGCGAACGGTGAGTACGAAACCGTTGCAGCCTCGCAGACTGATCAGGCTATGGGCGCGACGGGGGCGGCCGGCGATTTCCTGTATTCGGTGCTGATCATACCGGCGACTACATCGCCGGGTGCCGTTCAGATCAAGGATGGCAGCGGTTCAGCAATCACGATCTTCACAGGCGGCGCCACCAGCGTTGCCGACTTGAAGCCATTCTCGGTGCCGATTGGGGCAAAGTCGCTATCCGGGGCATGGAAAATCACCACTGGAGCCAACGTTTCAGCAATCGGCTTCGGCGACTTCACATAAACCGGTCACAGCAAAGGACAACCGACAATGACCACTCAGCCCCGTCCCTACAAAGCCATCATTGGCAAGCGCCTTGGCCTCGGCGCCTACGGGCATCTTGCCTCGCAGCAGCCCTCCCAGGTCATCGACATCACGCCCAAGTGCGTCGATGCCTCGATCACGGTTTCCGCAGAAGGCACACCCGGTGCCGATCAGCGCGCGATCACCATCACGCTCAAGGACGTTCACGGCAACGCGATCGACTACGCCGAAACCGTCGATATCGTGATGCTGCTCAACTCGGGCGGTACTGACTTCGTTGCCACGGGTGGTTCGACCGGCATTGCGATCGGCGCCTCGGGCAAGCTTCTGACGATCATCGCCAAGAAGGTGTTCAAGGCCATCTCGACCACTTCGGGTGTCATCGCGCTCACTTGGACAGATACGGGCACTGAGGCTGCGTTCCTCGGCCTCTATCTGCCGAACGGTACGCGCGTCATCTCGTCCACGCTCCAGAACGCATAATGGCAGCATCCCGCTATGCCTCGCAAGAGGCCAAGAATATCAGGGCGGCCGAAGCTCGGGCTCTCCAGCAGTCCGCCCTGAATGCCTCTCTTGCGCTCAAAGCAGCACAAGGGGGCATCACCAAGACCAGTCTTGGCCTGGGCAATGTCGATAACACCAGCGACGCGAATAAGCCTGTCAGCACCGCGCAACAGACCGCGCTCGACGGCAAACTGAACACATGGGTCTCTGCCCCGGCCACCGCTTCATCGGCTGGAACGGCGGGACAAATCGCACGAGACGCCAGCTACATCTATGTCTGCACCGCTACCAACACATGGTGCCGCGCGGCCATAGCCACCTGGTAAGCTTGGAGGCAACAAGCTTTGTCGAAGGAAGGCCTGACGCAAAAGCAGGAGGCGTTCTGTCTCGCGTACGTTGAGACAGGCAACGCTTCCGAGGCCTATCGGCGCTCCTATGATGTGGGTGAAGACACCAAGCCAGAGACAATTTGGCCAAACGCCTCGCGGCTTCTCGCGGACAGCAAGGTCTCAGCAAGGGTTCTGGAGCTTCGCAGCCTGGCCCGCGAAATGGCCATGGTCACGGTTGGCTCACTGACTGAGGAGCTTGAGGCGGCCCGCCAGCACGCAATGAAGGATGAGAAGGGCGCATCGGCAGCTGTCTCGGCGATCATGGGCAAAGCCAAGCTTCACAAGCTGCTCGATGAAGAGAGACAACAGACAGGCGTCTCTGTGAGTGTCGTCATCGCAGCCAAGGACGCTAGTGTCCTGTGACATTCACGCTAACGAGGAAGCAGGAAGCCCAGCGCGATCTGATTGCTTCCGACGCCACGCACATCATGGCGTATGGCGGCTCTCGCTCAGGCAAGACATTTGGCTTCGTCCGGGCTGTTCTCATCCGGGCTCTCGCCCATCGTAGCCGGCATGCAATGCTGCGCTATCGGTTCAACCACATCAAGGCATCGATCGTTTACGACACGCTGCCGAAGGTGATGGAGCTTTGTTTCCCTGGCGTTGCCGACAAGAGCAAGCTGGACAAGACGGACTGGTACTACTCCCTGCCGAACGGTTCGGAAATCTGGTTCGGCGGCCTCGATGAAAAGGAACGCGTCGAGAAGATCCTCGGCAACGAGTACGCCACGCTCTACCTCAATGAGTGTTCGCAGATACCGTGGGCATCTCGGAACATGGCGGTCACGCGTCTCGCCCAGAAGACGCCGCTCCGTCTGAAGGCCTATTACGACTGCAACCCGCCAGGGATGGCGCACTGGACCTACAAACTCTTCGTCGAGAAGCGCGACCCGGACAGAAGGACGCCGGTAGCCAATCCGGGCAATTACGCCGCTCTCCTTATGAACCCGCAAGACAACGCGGCCAATCTGGATCAGCGGTATTTGGATGAATTGCAGGCGATGTCGGAAACGATGCGCCGCCGCTTCTTTCTCGGGCAGTTCGCGGACGCCTCGGATACGGCGCTGTGGACGCTGGAATTGCTGGATCAGCAGCGCATTGTCGATGGGAATATCCCGGAGATGGCGCGCATTGTGGTCGCGGTCGATCCATCCGGTGTTTCGGGCGAGGAAGACAAGCGCTCCGATGAGGTCGGGCTGGTTGTCTGCGGGCTTGGAAGAGACGGGCGCGGCTATGTCCTTGAGGATTTGTCCGGGCGCATGGCGCCAGCTCAATGGGGCGATGCTGCTGTCTCGGCCTTTGAGAGACACGAAGCAGATGCCATCGTAGCGGAAGAGAACTTCGGCGGCGCAATGGTGGCGGAGATCGTCCGCTCTGCTGCTGCAAGGCAGGGCATATCGGCACCATATAGGGCTGTGAAGGCCAGTCGGGGCAAGATTGTCAGGGCTGAACCGATCGCCGCCCTATTCGAACAGCAGAAGGTCTCGCTGGCTGGTCTATTCCCAGAACTGGAAGACCAACTCTGCGCAATGACCACAGCAGGATACGTGGGCTCACGCTCGCCTGACAGGGCAGATGCGATGATCTGGGGGCTGGCATCCCTGTTCCCAGCGATGACGAAGCGGGAAGACAGCCAATTTGGCCGGCGAGCACCTGTCGTGAACGTCGGATATTCGAACCTCAAGAAACGGAGAGCCTAAATGTCCGGTCTCTTTGGCAAGGCGCCTAAGCCTGCCGATCCTACTCCCATGCCTGTTCCTGACGATGCAGCCGCGAAAGCGGCCGACATGCGTCAGCGCCAGATGATTGCGGCTCGCTCGGGCAGGGCATCCACGATGCTGTCGCGCCAGAATAGCAGCAGCGCCGGCACGCAGAGCTACGGCAACTCACTGCTCGGGCAGGCCGGCTAGTGTGCGGATCGTATCTTCTTTAGACAAAGAAAAACCCCCCTGGTGCGCATTGTTAAGAGGCGTGGGGGGTGTTGTTAAGTGGTTATATGAGTTACCCGCCGACAATTGTCAAGCTGGCAGGCGGCGTATTTTATGGTTGGCGTCGTGGCAGCGGAAATCGTTTATCTCGCCATTCGCTAGCCTGCAGAGAACTCAGCCCTAAGGGCGCGGAATTCGTTCAGGCATTTGTTGCCGAAGTTGGGTATATCCAAGAGGCTCTCCTCTGTGATGGCTATGGCATCAGCGATGGTCCGAGCCCCTTGATTCAGAAGGACATTCGCCAATCTGGTGGATATTTCGACATCGCATATCGGCATGTCTATGGCTGCTTCGGATGCTGTTGCTGTTGGCTTCGGCCTAGGAATGCCGATGCCCGCTTCGGTCGCCAGTTTTTGGAGCGGATGATTGGCATTGGCGGGGCGGCTTAGAAATCGTGCCGCCGCGTTGATCTCTTGATATGCGGCGCACCGCAACATCTGCCCGATACGATTGAGCGAACAACCGGAGGTGCGCAGCCGAAGGATAGCCTCCCAACGTTCGATGCGTTGCTCGGGCGTTAGGGAGGCGTTGGACCGGCGCGGTGGGGCTGTCTGTTCGATCAGCATGGCGCGCTTAGCCCGAAGATTTTTAAGCGCGGCTTCCTGCTCAGCAATCTGAGTGTCCAAGTTGGTGATTTCGGCTAAAGCCTGCTCATGGGTCAGGTACATTGAATTGCCTCCGTTGCGGATAAGTAACATAGCAGGAAAAGCCCAATGGATTCAATCAATTTGACAGCACCGGGTGCGCAAATCTGATGGACTCGCGCGCGAAGGAATTGGTCTCCATCGGCGATAAGCTGTTTGCAAAAAAGCAGCAATGGGACAGCCTCAACCAGGAGGTTGCCGAGTACATCTATCCCATGCGCGCGGACTTCACGCAGTCCTTCACGCTGGGCGATGACTTCTCTGCCGATCTGATGGATTCCTATCAGGTCCAGGCACGGGAAACGCTCGGCAACACCATTGGGGCACTGTTGCGTCAAGGCGAGTGGTTCGCGGTCAAGACCGGCCTCGATGAGGTGGATGAAGACCCGGCCAATGCCCGCTGGCTTGAGTACGCGACGAACCATTTCCGCCGGCTGGTCTATGATCGCCGGGCGAATTTCGTTCGCTCGACCAATGAAGCTGATCATGATTGGGTGGCGTTCGGTAACCCTGTTCTCTCGGTAGAGGAAAGCCCGGATCGCACGCACTTCCTGTTTCGGACCTGGCATCCGAAGGAATGCGCATGGATGCTGAACCAGGTCGGCAAGATCGACCACAATCAGCGCCATATGCCGATGACGGCGCGCAACATCGTGAAGCGCTGGCCCAAGGCCCCGCTGCACCAGGATATCAAGGACGCAGCAGAGAAAGACCCAGCGAAGGAATTCAAGGTCCGGCACATTGTCCTGCCGTTCGAGGAAATTTACGCGGACGACAAGGCCAAGCGTAGGCAGTACAAGGACAGCCCGTTCTGCTCACTTTACATCGACTGCGATCATCAGGAGGTGTTGGGCGAAGGGCCGCTTCCGGTCTTCAACTACATCATTCCGAGGTGGCGCACTGTATCGAGCTTCCCGCAAGGGTTCAGCCCGGCCGCAATCAATTCCCTGCCTGATGTTCGCATGCTTCAGTCGCTCGCTCGCATCCTTCTGGAGCAGGGCGAGAAGGCTGTTGACCCGCCGATGTTCGGCAAGGGTGAAATCTTCCGTGACGCGGTGAACCGCTATGCCGGCGGTCTCACTTATGTGGACATGGAAGCGGACCAGAAGCTTCAGGATTCCATCTTCATCGAGCAGCCATCGAGCGGGTTGAGTTTCGGCATGGAGATGAAGCAGGACGTTCGCAACCTCATTGCGGAAGCATTCCTGCTCAACAAGATCATGCTGCCGCCGCAGCAGAAGACGGCATTCGAAACACAGGCAAGGCTAGAGGAATACCGCAGGGCAATCCTGCCGTTCACCGGCCCGATCGAGAGCGAATACCATCTTCCTCTCCTGGATGTGGCGTTCCAGATGGCGGTTCGGAACAACGCCTTCCAGATCGACGCAATGCCGAAGGCTCTGAGCGATAAGGAAGTGACGTTCACCTTCGAGGGTCCGCTCAACACGGCAGAGGGCAGGCAGAACGTCCAGGCCTTCCAGGAATCGCTTCAGATCGTAGCGGGTGCTGCAAACATCGACAAGACGGTTGCCACGCTCATTGATTGGCAGAAGGCTACGAAGGACGCGGTGCGCGGCACGCAGGCGCCGGCTGACTGGTTCAATGATGAACAGACGCAGCAGGACGCGGCGGACCAGCAGAATACCATCGACGGGCTCACGCAGGCCGCCGCTGCGCTTCAGACGGGCTCTCTCGTCGGCAAGAACGTAGCGGATGCTTCGATGGCGCTGTCACAGGCTGGCCTGCTCCAACCGCCACAGGGTGGCGTTTCGCCGGGCGCTGGCGCGTGAGGCTGTTCGCGGCCATCGTGGCTCTCATGGCGGGGCAACTGACAAGCTGTGTGTCAGCGCCGGATATGTCACGTGAAACATCGCTGGCGATCGTCAAACTGGCAAAGGCAAAGCAGTGAGCGAAGCGCATTCGCCGGCTCCCTACGACAAAGACATCCTCATGGCCATTAGAGCCATGATTGCCGGCAAGGCCAATGAAGGCCAGCAGCAGACGGCTATGGACTGGATCATCAACCAGGCCAGCAACTACTACGACCTGAGCTATCGCAAGCAGGACAGCCACGCCACGGCCTTTGCCGAGGGCAGGCGGTTCGTCGGCGCGCAGATCGTGAAGATGCTCCGAGCGGAAACGCTCAAGGCGGTGGAAGGCAAACCGCCGAAACCAGTACGAGGCAAGAGGCAAGAGGCACCGAATGACTGAGGCAACAGCGGTCGAGAAGGCCGCCGATACCACGACGACCGAAACTACAGCCGAAACCACTGCGCAATCGACCACAGCAGCCACCACAGAGGCGGCGAAGACTTCCGACGCTGGAAAGACCGCAGTTGAGAAAGCGGCATCTGACGAGGCTGGAAAGACAGAAGCCAAATCGCCATGGGGCGACAACTGGCGCGAGGAAATGGCTGGTGGTGACGATGATGTCGCCAAGGCTATCTCTCGCTATGGTTCGCCCAAGGGTGTTGCTCGGGCTCTGCGTGAAGCACAGGCCACAATCAGCTCCGGGCTGAAGCGTGCCAAGCCAGATCCCAAAGACGAAAAGGCCATGGCTGAGTGGCGCAAGGCCGAAGGCATCCCCGACGATCCGACAGGCTACAAACTGCCGGAGACCGTGCAGAAGCGCCTGACTGACGAGGATAAGCCCATCCTGTCCAGTTTCACCGAGTTCGCTCACGCAAGGGGCGCCAGGCCCGATGTCGTTGATATCGCGGCTGAATGGTACATCGACATGGCCGAGGCCGCTCAGGCCAGGCAAGTTGAGGAGGACAAGCTCGCTTCGGAAGAGGCAGAGGATACCCTTCGTAAAGACTGGGCGCACGGCGAATACAAAGCCAACACCACGATCGCCCGTCGCTTCATCGAGGGCATTCCCGGCGTGGGCGCGAAGTGGGCTGAGGCCCGTATCGATGGCAGGCGTCTCGGCGACATGCCTGAGTTTATCGCGTGGGCCGCCGACATGGGCCGCGAGAAGTTCGGCGACGTGGCGTTCACATCCTCCGATAGCGAGAGCAAGCACACCGCTCGCAAGACCGAGCTGGAAACCCTGATGCGCACGGACATCGACAAATACTACGAGACCGGCGCGGACAAAGAATATGCGACCATCATCGAAAAGGAGATGAAGCGTCGCAAGTGAATTCCCTGGCATCTGTCAGCGGATAGCGCTCGCTTCGGCGGGCCTTTTTATTGCCTGCTCGGCCACCCCGGAAACGGCTCCGAGACCGGCAAGTCTACTGCCTATGACGTGAAGCTCCGAATGCAACCCGGCCACCCCTGCAAAGGCTCCGGGAACGCCTTCGGCCACCCTGCACGGACAGCGGCTCCAAAACCCCTCAATCCTGAAAGGAACTGATCATGGCTATCGAAGCCGCAATGATTCAGTACCGCAAGGAGTTCGTCGGGGCTTTCGAGCAGCGCGTGAGCCTGCTCAAGGCCATGACGACCAAGGAAGCAGTGATCAATGGCAACCAAGCCACGTTCCTTGTTTCCGGCTCCGGTACTGATACCGCAGTCACCCGTGGAACCAACGGCCAGATCCCGTATGGCAATCCCACGAACAACCAGAACACGGCCACTCTCGTTGAGAAGCACGCTCCTTACGAGCTGACCGGGTTCAACATCTTCGCCTCGCAGGGCGACCAGAAGCGCATCATGCAGAATGCGTCGATGGCGGTCATCAACCGCGACA